TATCCTTACAAAACTTCTCCGTATGATCCACGAGCCAATCAAAGTCTACCTCCACAGGATTAAGTGTCTTGATTATATCAACGACTTTTTTATATTCTATTTCTGATAAATCTTTTCTTTCACCCACTTCAATTTCAAGAGATGTTTGTGTGGGAATCTTTTTATATTTATCTACAAAGTTAAATATCTCTTCAAATATTATTCTTTCTTCTCTTACCTCAAAATACTTACCTTTGATAAAAGGCAAGACTTTTCTTGCATAGTTTTCGTTATAGATTAGATTACTGAGAGTTGTTCTCTCTATCGTTTGTGTATCCAATATTTAAGTTCTCCTGTCTGTCAATTATATCCACTAATATATCACCAAGAAGTTTGAAAAAGTTTTCGTCATCAAACTCCTCTCTAGGAATCATGTTATTGTCTAGTATATCATATTCGAATCGAAAAGGCAAGTTCCCATCTTTAGTTTCTTCACCTAAAGATACTTTACCATATTTATATACCACCCCTTCAAATTTTCCTTTTCGAATACCGATACATTGCATATTCTCGTCTTTATTTGTTATGAAAACGTATTGATCTTTAATCGACATAATGTAAATAACTTCCTAAAAAATACTTTGGTTTGTCCACAGGTTTTGCACCTTGATGTAACCAAGGCCACATTGGTGGGAACATCACGATAGTTCCCTTCTTACAATCTGTTGAAACTTTCTGATATGGAAAAGTCGTATGTCCTTCATCATTGTCAGATAGATAACAGAAGAATGCTAACCATCTATTCATACTACCAGTAGAGTTCACATCAACGTGCCACCCAAACTCATCTAAACCATTTGCTTCATACTTCTTCATCTTGAAAGGTTCGATACCATACTTCGGTGGGAACATGAACTCACTATATTTGTTTTTATAATCATCAACATATATCTTGAATAAGTCTGCGAGTGCCTGTACTTCTTCTTTCCATGTATCCATGTATTTAAAAAGATGCACCTCATTGAATTTTAGATTACCCCTATCCTCAGTTCGTTTATCTCTGTTTTCCCACTGGTCTGTATTTGCATCAAACTTCTCAATCAACATATCACAGAGAACATGAGGTATTGCGTTATCATACGTTTTTATGAAAGTTTCATTTTCCATATTATATCCAATTAAAATTAATTACACACCTATACATCGTATCTGTATGAGTTGTACCAGCGTGTCGTTTTGAAGTTGGAAAAATAATCATTCTATTTTTGATACTATCAATATTTTCTCCACCTTCAAATATAGTTTTGCCATTATTTGTATTCATATAAAATATACCTGTTTTTTGTTCTTGACATCTCACCTCAACATCATAGTGCATAGCTGTTGATTCAATTTTAGTATCTCTTAATTGTAAATTTACTTTTATTCTTATCAACGACATAACATTTAATTTTTTTATGATGGGGATTAGATCATCATAAAAATTACTACTAACAATATTATTATGGTAAAAATAATGTATGAACTGAGCAAATTCATCTCCTTTGTCTACTTTGTAATCATGAAAGAAGTAAGGAAAATTATTATTATGTAAAAGTAAGTTTTCTAATTTATTTAAATCAGTTTCATCTAAAAAATTATCATATACTTGAACTTCACTCGCCATATCTAAATTCTTTATCTGCACATTCATCTAGTTGTTTCATGATGTCTTCAGTAAAAAACTTCTCTGGATCATTGTTGATTGTTTTTGCATACTGTTTTGTACCATCTGGTAGTTCAATACGAGTAGATACTGACTTGAAGATATCATACTTGAGTGCGAGGTCAAGTAGTCCGTAATACTTATCAAGACCTTTGTTGTATGTCAATCGAACATCAACCATCTTGTTTTCTACAGTAATTCTTGATTTATGATTTTTACAATGTACGATATTACCAATCACCTCTGTTCCGTCTTTTTCTTTCTTCTTAGATAGATAGACGATAGATGAAGCTGCATATTTCAGACCAGAACCACCACCCATCTCTTTTGTTGGAAACATAGAACCAACGACATCGTATGTATGATTAGTAACAACCATAGGAACTTTTGCTTTACCTAGTTTCAGTGTCAACACACGAAACGCAGCCTTTAGAACCTGTGCCCTAGTCATGTCTCTTGTTTCTTTACCATCAGCAGTATCTTCCACTTCTTTTGTAGTGGATAACATACCAAGTGAGTCAAGACACATGAACATTGGTCTACGAACATCAACGTCTTGTTGCATATAACGATCTAGGACTTTGAGTGATTGTGTTCTAAACTCTTGCACTGTGGTCACTGGAACGATAATCATTCTGTTAGGGTCGATACCTCTGTCAATCACCATCTGTTTTGTAATCGCACTTTCACTTTCAAAGTAAACCACACCACTGTCTGGATTTGCATCTAGGAAGTTCTTAACGATACCCATAAGAAAGAATGTTTTACCAGTTGCACTCTCACCAGCAATCGCAGTAATCTTGTTTGAGGGTAGACCACCATGAATACTACCACTCAGCAGTGCGTTAAATATGTAACTACCTGTGTCGATAAATGTATCAGTATCACCAGCCTCCACTCCGTCTGCAACCAGTGATGCATATTCATTACCAGTTTCTTTTATTATATCTTTCAAAAAGTCATTCATCTATTATCTCCACTTCCCTGTAACTTATTTCTTTTCTGTCTATCATGTAACTTTGCAATATTATTTAATGCAACTGTCTGTAAGTCTGAACCGATATGGTTTGCAAGTGCAGTCACATAGAATAATACATCACCTAGTTCTTTGACTAACTCTAGTTGATTTATCTCGTTACCATCTCTTATTTGTTTTTTGATTTTCTCTGCAAACTCTCCAGCCTCACCGACTAGACCTAACGTATTCTCCATCAGACGTTTATCTACATATGTTTTACCATGTGTCAATATCAACTTCTCTACCTCATAACTATATTCGTCCATATTCATTTTTAACTTCCCCAAAAATTTAAAGTTTCATCATGGATCGTATCCAGAAAGTCTTGGCCATCAGCATAATAATGTCTGATTGCTTTTCTTATCCTAATGATTCCAGTTTTATCCATCTCATAACTGATAATCTCTTGTTTTATTAAACCCTCTCTTGGTTCTTCTAAATTTTCAACTTTTGCCATGTATCTCCCCATTGTAAATGTAATACTCCCTTTTGTTTATCATGGTTGTATATATTCCGTCAATCGTTCTTAAATAATTTCTATATCTACTAAACTCTATTTGTTTACCCCAACCAAGCCAATCTCTAATTTGTTTAGTAGAAACTTGTTTACTCTCTTTTACATAATTCTCTATATCATTTTTTCTTTCACCATCTTTAATTATTTTACAATTATCAAGTTGTTCTTGTAACATATTATTGAATGGTTTAATTCTATTATTCCAACTATGAACTTTTGAACAATGTTCTAAAGCAAGTTGTGATTGTTTATTTCTGAAATCATTGTCATCTAACATTTTATTTAATAAATCTAACGAATGTGAAAAGTCAGAAAAACCTGTTTGCATTTTGTTTCCAAATAATTCACCAGTTTCTTTTCCTATTTCAAATACATAGGGAACACCATTACATAAACCATCTTGTGATGACATAGCCCAACGAGTTCCAGCATGAAATCCAACTCTACATTCAGAAAGTTTTTTCATGTATTCATCCCTACTATCTGGGCCTTCGGTATCAAAATATAGTTTATAATCTTCACCTAATTCTTGGTTCAAGTGTTTAAATGCATTTGCAGTTAACATAGAACAAAAAACTTTAAAGTCTTGTCTTTGAGATCTTAATTTTTTAATTACTTTTAAAAAAGGTTTCCAACCTCTATAATCATTTGGTCTATGATTAAATACTATTATTTTATCAGTATTGGTGTTTACTGTTTTAGATATTCTGTCATCCTCTATACCAAGATATAAAGGTATCATAATATTTTTAAGTTTGTCAATTGTTTTTTGAGAGTAATGTTCCTCTGCTTCTTCTAATATTGCATCAATTTGTGTTTGCGTATTCAATCCACATTTTTTCACTTGCAACATACCAGTAATGTTATTATGATACATTGAAGTAGTGAGGCCAGGATTAAATTCTTTACTTTCAATCCAGTGAGAATAACAAACTATAGGAATATCTGTTCCATATAAATTAACTATATGATTTCTAATATTTGATGCTTGTTCTGGTAGATGTGTCCATATCATATCCATTTCTATTTCTCTAGTGTCCAGAAATTTATTCCATGTAAAAACATCATAGTGACAACGCATGGTGTTTGGAAAGCTTGGTATCTTTATAATATATTGTTGTGTATTTTCAAAGTCTAATCTTTTTGTGTAACCAGTTATTGGAATATGAAAAAATAAATCATCTCTTATTTTATTTAAAGATTTGATTACATTTTCCATAACCAATACATAAGAATCTTTATCTAGATTAGAAGCACACGTTATGTTTGGTGCAACTAATATTTGATATGTTGATTTATTTACTTTTGATAAATCAACATCATCATCTAGAAATTCATGTAGACTCATCCTCATCTCCATAACCATCTTCATTATAATCATTAACTGTATCGTCAATCTCAGTGTATAATGGTTTCCATGTGACTTTATACCCCTTTTCTTTAAACAACCAGTTTAAATTTTTTAAGTGAGTAGAACTCTCAAGATTCCATTTTGTTTCGTGACTTTCCTCTCCGTGATGTATAATAACATCCATTTCTAATTTGTGTACATAAGGCTCTTTACGTTTTTTCTTTTCAATTGACAACTGATAGTCTTTTCTAAATTCTTTAATTATTTTTCTTTCATCATACATACCAGATGACATATACATTGATAACTTTTTTTCTGTTGTATGTTCAGCGACTTTTTGTTTTAGTTCATTATCTGACCATCGTTTCCACTTTTTATTTAGCTTCCCCATTTTAATATCAGTTTTTGCTCTCTCAACACCTCTAGAGATTGCTTTACCACCAACTTTTCCATATACTATTTCAATCTGTTGTTTAGCAATTTCACTATCTGGAGATATCTCAGTATTTTCATTCAAAGATACTAATAGTTTTGCTATATCCTTAAATGTCGTTGAATAATTTAATCTACCCTTGTGATTATCATTTCCAGCAAGTGATCTTATAAAATATTCACTTTTATCCTCAAGAACCTCCTTTGGAACTCTTATGACTCCCATCTCTAATGTTCCAGCTGACTTTGCACCCATAAGTCCATGTCTACTTCCAGCAACCACATCTGAACCACGATCAAATCCAAACTTTTCACCTATACCCTCAAAAATCAAAACATGATTCATTTTATCTGAATTACCACCTACCTTTTGTAACTCACCCTTTATATCTTTTATATGTGACGCACTATCTTTATTTCTTATTTGGAAAGTTTTCAAACCCAAAAGATATTTGACCGATTCTTTTTTTTCACATTTCCAATCAGTTTTTTTCATATAATTGAACCAATCAATATATTCTTTCGTAGGTAAATTATTTTTTCCAATGGGCGGTATCCCATATGATAAATTATAAGTCGCTGGATTTGTTTTTATATTTGGATATTCTTGTAACATTCTATATTCCTTTAGTTGCAAATAATTAAAATCTTCTGTTTTTCTAAAATCAATAATTTCTAATATAAATCTTGGTTCACTTCCTTGAACGAGCTTATTGAACTCCTCATTTTCAGAACTACCCCAATAAAATTGTCCACCATCGTTTGATAGTTTATCCTTTTTTATACCAAGATAAAATGATTGTAGTTCATGTTTGGTATCAACAAATCTATACATATAACAACCATAATCATCTGGTTTATCCACTAATATTTTAACTTCAATTATTGATGGTGGAAGTATCATCTTATTATATCAATCTTATTCATACTATCTTTGTTCCAAACTTCAAGTTCTTTTCTTACTCTACCATCTGCAACAATATTAGTATATCGTTTAGTTGCAAGTTTCTTCCACCAAGCAACAATATTTTCAAGTTCGAATCTATCATAATTCTCTGCCTTTGTCAAGACATTTGTTTTACCTAATAACACATCTCTTGCATTTTCATATCCATATGTTGACATATAGAATCTCTTCTGTGTGGTTACGTCACTCGCCTTTGCAATCTCTTTACTGAACAGTTCGAATGCTTTACTATCATGTTCTTTGAGTGAGGATTTAATTATACCAACCATCTTAGTTTGCATCTTGAGTTTTCTACTTGATGCACCTTTGTGTATGAGTTCCTCACCACCATTCTTCTCTGTGAACCACTCTTTCATCTCTGGATATATTTCTTCTCCAAGTGTCAATAGAAACTTTGACTCAGTATCACCTTTGTATCTCAAGTATGGACGCATACCATCATACATGGACGCACCTTTGATATTACCATAAAGAGATGTAGTTTCGAAAAGACAAAACTCTGTATCATATTTTTGATTTAACATTCTACGACTTGCATGAGAACAACAGATAGCCGCAAGTAATTTACCACCCAAACAGTTGTAACCAAATGGTTGAACTGGAACAATATTGAAACCCATGATTGCACGTTTATTAAAAATATCTAAGTCTGGTACATCACCAAGAAAATCATTACGAGGTTTTGAGTTGATAAGTGGAGAACCATAACGAATGAAACCAACTATCGTGTTAGTATTTGTTTCTTTCACCACAAGTTTCAAAGTCTTGCCTGGGTTCTCGTCTGGACTAAATGATGCAGTCTTTTCTAGTAATGTATCAAATAGTTTTGTAGGTATCTGAACCACTTTGAAGTCCATGTCTTGTGGGTGCATATCAAACTCTTGAAACAAATCATCTTCCATACTCATACCAGGCAATGGTGATGGTATATCTTTCACTCTCTCAATCTTTCTTGCACGAAAGTAATCATCAATACGATTGAAGTCACGAAAGTATTCCATTAACTTTGTAGCTGCATATATCGAGTCTTCTCTATTTAATATCATCCAAAGAAATCCTCTAGTGTCCCCTGTGTTCCATAACTGTCATCTATTCTCCAAAGTATTTTGTCTGTAATGAACTTGAGTGGTTCTACAAAACTTTTCTCGAACTGCACATTATAGTCTATTACTTTGTGGAAGTCAAGTTCTTTTGGTAACTTTGTTATGAAAGATATCGCACTTGATTGATAGATGTTTGGTAACTTGAGATGTAGGAACTTTACCTTATCACCCTCTTGAATGTAGGGATACTTGTTACCAAGTTTATTTTTCTTAACCAAGTGATTGTACAGAATACCACCCTTGACATGAATAGGAGCACCCTTTGCAAACAGACTATCTGATGATGAAAACTTTGACAGACCATTCAACGATCTTGGATAAGCAATATCCTCTGGTAGTAACTTCATGAACTCCCCCCTAAATTCTTGTATAAAAGTATTTAGCATCTTTTCATCACCACTCATAATTATTTTAAGTGCATCTTTAATCTTTTGTCTACAAGGTGCAGGCGTACTTGACTTGACAGCCTCTATACCCATAATCTTGAGTTGTGGTTCTTTGTATCGAACACCCTCGACATCATGTGCGTTCAGAATATATCTTTTCTTCGCAGTCCAGATACCTTTGTCTGCAATCACTTCTCGTTTCATCTGCATCTTCTGTGCGTATGCATTTGTGTAATCTGCAAGTTCTTGATAAGACTTATCTATGAATGGTTCTAGTTTTTCTTTTGCAATCGTATCCAGAAAGTTTACTGTGTTCTTAGGATTAAACTTTTCTACTAACTTATCAAATGTCACATAGATTGAGTCTGTATCAGATGCAATTACATAGTCCTTGTTTTCTGTGTCCAGTAGTTTATTCATGTACTCGTTGACCTTGTTCTCAATCCAACGAATAGATAACTGACCAGCAGTTGTGATACCCTCTGCAATAAGTAAATCATAGTAACGAAAGTATTGATTACCAATCGCACCATAAGCAGAGTTGAGTGATATCTTCTTCGCCATCTGTATATTATTATACTTTGATATATCCTTGAGAAGTTTAGGATCTTTGGTATCCTCATACTCTTGTTTAGATTGCAACGTAAGTTTCTTATACTTCACTCTGTCGTTATACATACTCTCCATAATCTCTGGAAGAAAACCTTTTTTATTAGTCTTAAATAATGCACCATTCGGTGTGAGTGTTGCACTCTTCATGAATGATGTGTCAGTTTTTTTAGACAATAGTTTATCTACTGACATATCCTTTACCTTATCTTGTGATACTAGAGTCTCAGGCGATATGTTATACTGCATTATAAGATGTGGATACAAACTATTCAAGTCAAACGACATAACCCATTTGTGCATACCGACTTGTGGGTCTTTCACATATGCACCTTCAAACTTCTCTGATTTACTTGATACA